GTCGACCTGGCGCTGACCGGCTTCGACGGCGCGGAGATCGAGCGGCTGCTGGCCGGGCTGGAAACCGAGGCCGGCAACCTGCCGGCGCCGACGGTTGCCAGCGGTGCAGATCCGGCTCCTGGCAACCAGCAGGACGCGGATGGCGCCGAGCTGGCGGAGGACCCCGCCGATGCCGAGCCGGAGCCGCCGCGCCAGGCTGTCGCGCGGGTCGGCGACATCTGGCTGCTGGGCGAGCACCGCCTCGCCTGCGGCGACAGCACCGACGCCGCCGCCGTTGCGCGCGTCATGGCCGCGGATCGCGCGGCGCTACTGTTCACCAGCCCGCCCTACGGCAACCAGCGGGACTACACCACCGGCGGCGTGTCCGACTGGGACGCGCTGATGCAGGGCGTATTCCAGCATCTCGATGGCGCGCTGCGGCGCGACGCGCAGGTGCTGGTGAACCTCGGGCTGATCCACCGCGAGGGGGAATGGCAGCCCTACTGGCAGGGCTGGCTGGACTGGATGCGCGGCCAGGGCTGGCGGCGCTTCGGGCTCTACGCCTGGGACCAGGGCCCTGGCTTGCCGGGGGACTGGAACGGCCGCCTCGCGCCCGCCTTCGAGCTGGTCTTTCACTTCAACCGCGAGGCCCGGCAGGCCAACAAGATCGTGCCGTGCAAGTGGGCCGGCACGCCGAACAAGGGCAGCGGGCTCCGCGCCGCCGACGGCGAGGTGAAGGCCTACACGCATATCGGCCTGCCGGTGCAGGAGATGCGCATCCCCGACAGCGTGCTGCGCATCACCCGCCACAAGGGCCGCGGGATCGAGACGGAGCACCCGGCGGTGTTCCCGGTGGCGCTGCCGGAGTTCCTGATGCGGGCCTACACCGACGAGGGCGACGTCGTCTTCGAGCCGTTCGGCGGCTCCGGCACGACGATCCTGGCGGGCCAGAGGAGCGGGCGGCGGGTGCGGGCCATCGAGCTCGCCCCGGCCTATGTCGACCTGGCGATCGCCCGCTGGCGGATGCTGCACCCAGACCTGCCGGTGACGCTGGCCGAGGACGGCCGAGACCACGACGCAGTCGCCGCGGCGCGCACGAGCCTTCAGGCAACGCCCGAGCAGGGCGGTAAGGCGACGGCCGATGCTGTCTGACCTCCGCGTCGAGATGATGCCGGTCGCCTCGCTGGCGCCCTACGCGGCCAACGCCCGCTTGCATCCGACCGAGCAGGTGGCGCAACTCGCGGCCTCGATCGGCGAGTTCGGCTTCAACGTGCCGGTGCTGGTCGACGATGCGGGCGTGCTGATTGCCGGCCACGGCCGCGTCCTCGCCGCCAAGGCGCTCGGCCTTGAGGAGGTGCCCGCCATCCGGCTCGGGCACCTCTCCGAGGCACAGGCGCGGGCGTTCCGGCTGGCCGACAACCAGTTGGCGCTGAACTCGACATGGGACGAGAGCCTGCTCGCCGCCGAGCTGCGCGCGCTGCGCACCGACGAGTTCGACCTGGGGCTGATCGGCTTCGACCAGGCGGCGCTCGATCGGCTGCTGGGCGAGGCAGCGCCGGATGCGCCCACGGTTGGTGGCGGTGATCCCGACGCCCCGGCGCCGGAGCCGCCAGCGGCTCCCGTCACCCGGCCCGGCGATCTGTGGCTGCTCGGCCCCCACCGGCTGCTGTGCGGCGACGCCACGAACGCCGACCATGTGGCCCGACTGCTGGATGGCGCGCGGCCGCACCTGATGATCACGGACCCGCCCTACGGCGTGAACTACGATCCGGAGTGGCGAAACGAGGCGGGCGTGTCGGCGACGATGCGCACCGGCAAGGTGGCGAATGACGACCGCGCCGACTGGCGCGACGCCTGGGCGCGGTTCCCGGGCGATGTCGCCTATGTCTGGCACGCCGGCGTGCACGCGCGGACCGTGATCGAGAGCCTCGAGGCGGCGGGCTTCGCGATCCGCAGTCAGATCGTCTGGGCGAAGTCGCGGTTCGTGCTGGGGCGGGGCGACTACCACTGGCAGCACGAGCCCTGCCTCTACGCGGTGCGCAAGGGCGCGACCGGCCACTGGCAGGGGGCGCGGGACCAGGCGACGCTCTGGTCGATCGGCACCGGCGGCGACGAGGACGCGGCCACGGTGCACGGCACGCAGAAGCCGGTCGAGTGCATGCGCCGGCCGATGCTGAACAACAGCGCGCCGGGGGAAGCGGTCTACGAGCCGTTCTGCGGGAGCGGGAGCACGATCATCGCGGCGGAGACCAAAGGGCGGGTCTGCTACGCGATGGACATAGACCCGCGCTACATCGACGTGGCGGCGCGGCGCTGGCAGGCCTTCACCGGGCGGGCCGCCGTGCTCGCGGGCGAGGATCGGGTGTTTGACGACGTGACTTGCGCGCGCGGCGCGTCGGATCATTGACCTCAGGGGCTCAGCTCACGGTTTTTTCCGTCTCGAGCGCGGCGAGCCGCGATCGGAGCATGGCTATCTGCCGCTAATGGTATGCGATCCTGCCAGCGAGGCGCTTGGCCTGATCCTTGCCGGTCTCGTTCAGAAGCCGGTGCCCTGAAGTCGATGCTAGCTGGATCGCATCCCGCTCGAATTGCCGACGTACGCTCCGGACCGCCCAGCGTGGATCGGTGCTGATCTCAAGCCGCCCGCCCTTCGCCTCGACAAGCGCGTGATGAATGACGTGCTCGCCTTCGGTCCCGTCTGTCGGGCGACGGTACTCGTGCAGGCGACGCTTCAGATCCCCGGCCTCGCCGATGTAGATTCGGCCGTCGCTTAACGTGATGCGATATAGCCCGGGCAACTTCGCAACCTTCGGAAATTGCGGCCACCCCCTCGGGCAGATCACGATCTCGCCCGCGTCGATCCAACTTGGCGCTGTGTCTTTGGAGCGGCGCCCCCATCGCCGAACTCCCATTCTGGCGGCGCACCGGCGGCGCCGCCAGTTCATCAAGGCGCCTCAGCTGGCGATGCGGTAGATGCTGTAGGACCCCTTCGCGCCCTCCCTGTTCGGTCCGACCTGGCGGACCCGCTCCAGCACCTGGATCTCGATCCCCTGGCGCTTCTTGAGCCCGGCGAAGAAGCCGCGGACCGTGTGCTGCCGCCAGCCCGTCGCCTCGCAGATCTGCGCGATGGTCGCGCCCTCCGCGCGGCGGAGCAGGGCGAGCACCGCCTCCTGCTTCGTACCCTCGCGCGGCTTGCGCGGCGCGCCGTCGGTCCGACCCCGCGGGGCGCGGGGCGGCTTGCCGGCCAGGGCGGCGCGGAGCGCCTGCATCGGGCCGTCGAGGGCGGTGATCATGTCCGTCTCGCGGTTGGCCTCGTCGTCCCAGGCGGCCAGCACCCCCGCGGCGGCGTCGCGCAGGCTCGCGCGCGGGGCGGGCGTGGGCGCGGCCTGGGCGGGTTCGGCCTCCTCTGCGGGGGCATCCCCCTCTGCGGCGTCCTCCCCGCCCGTGGGCGCCGTGTCGGCCACCGTCGCGGCGGCCTCGGCGGCGGCGCGGCGCTCCGCGTTGCGGCGTGCGATGGCCTCGGCGCTCTGCTCGTCCTCCGCCCCCGCGTCGCCCGCGTTCGGGTCGATGCCGATGGCGCGCAGCCCGTCGTCGGTGATCTTCAGCAGCATCTCGTCGCCGTCCACCGTCCATTTCGCGATGGCGTCGTAGGCAGGGCGGTGCACGCCGATCACCAAGTCGTTCTTCAGCAGCGCCTGTGCGACCTTCTGCCGCGCGCCGGCGGGGAGCCGCTCGGGCGGGTAGGCCAGGTGCTCGGGGTGCTGCGCGGCGGCGGTGAGGATCGCGCGCTGGGTGTCGGAAAGCTTCATCGTCGGGGTCTCCGGTTGCGGGAGCCGACCTTTGGCCCCCTACGGCCGGGAGCCCCGCCGGGCGGAACCCGGTCGGGGCTGCGCGGGAGCGTCCCGCGTCAGGGCGCGTATTCGCCCCGCTTGAAGTGCTGGTCCGCGATCTCCTTCAGCTTCGCGGTCGCATCCGCGAGCCAGGCCGTCTCGCCCCAGAGCACCGCCTCCGGATCGGCCCCGAAGTGGTTGTCGCTGGCCTGCTGCAGTTCGGCGAGCAGGGCGTCGAACTCCGCCTTCTTCGCGAGGAAGGCGGCGAGGCTGTTCTCCTGGTTGCGGGCGGCGCGGGCTTCGCGGTCGGTCATGTTCGTCTCCGTTGTGATGCAGGGCATCCCCTGCTCGTGACGGACAATTCGCGCTGCGGCGGGGGCTGAGCCAAGCGCCATCAGCGCGACGGCGATTGCTATCTTCGAGGGATCTCGATCACATCATGATCGCCACCGCGCAGCCGGGCCGCGTGGCCTCGCAGCGCGAGGTGGCGCGCCGCCTCGGCGTCTCCCACACGGCGCTGCAGAAGGCCCAGCGCGCCGGCCGCATCGCGCCCGAGGCCGATGGCGCCTGGGATATCGAGAAGGTCCGCGCGCGGCTCGCCGACAGCAGCGACCCCGTCCGGAAAACAGCCGCGCTGGCGCCCACCTCGCCGGCAGCGCCGAGGGTAGCCGCACCGCCTCCGGCCGTCGCCACGCTGCCGCAGGCCGCCGATCCGCTACCACGCGCCGCCCAGAATACCTTCCACGACGCGCGCACGGCAAACGAGGTGCTCAAGGCGCAGGAGCGCCGGCTGCGGCTCGACGAGCGCAAGGGCAAGCTGGTCGAGAAGGCCCGTGCCCTGCTGCTGGTGCATCGCCTCGCCAAAGAGGAGCGCGACGCCATCCTTGCCTGGCCCGCCCGCGTCTCCGCCGAGATGGCCGCCGAGCTCGGCGTCGATGCGCACCGGCTGCAGACGATGATGGACACGCGGCTGCGCGCGCATCTCGCGGCACGGCACGATGTCCGGGTGAGCGTCGGCTGATGGTCGGCGAGCATCTCCTCGACGAGCTCGGCCGCTTCGACGGCGACGCTGAGATCCTGCAGGCCTGGCGTGACGGCATGGCGCCGGAGCCGGCACTGCTCGTGTCCGAATGGGCCGACCGGCATCGCCTGCTGGGTAGCCGCGGCTCCGCCGAGCCGGGTCCGTGGCGCACCGCGCGCACGCCCTACCTGCGCGAGATCATGGACGCGCTGTCGCCGGCCCATCCGGCGCGGCGCGTCGTGTTCATGAAGGGTGCCCAGGTCGGCGGCACCGAGTGCGGCAACAACTGGATCGGCTACGTCATCCACCACGCGCCCGGGCCGATGCTCGTGGTGCAGCCGACCACCGAACTCGCCAAGCGCTTCTCGGACCAGCGCATCGATCCGTTGGTGGAGGAGACGCCCGCGATCCGGGAACGGGTGGCGCCGGCGCGCTCGCGCGACAGCGGCAATCGCCAGCTCTCGAAGGAATTCCCCGGCGGGCAGTTGGTGATGACCGGCGCGAACAGCGCGGTCGGGCTGCGCTCCATGTCGGCGCGCTTCCTGTTCCTCGACGAGATCGACGCCTATCCCGGCGACGTCGAGGGCGAGGGCGATCCGATCGCGCTGGCGGAGGCCCGCGCCCGCACCTTCGGCTGGCGGCGCAAAATACTGCTCGTCAGCACGCCGACGATCGCCGGGCTGTCGCGGATCGAGCGCGAGTACCTGGCGACCGACCAGCGGCGGTACTTCGTGCCGTGTCCGCACTGCGGCCATCGCCAGCATCTCCGCTTCGAGCGGCTGGTCTGGGACGAGGGCCAGCCGGAGACGGCGCGGTATCTCTGCGAGGACTGCGACGGCGCCATCGGCGAGCAGCACAAGGCCGCGATGCTGGCCGCGGGGGAGTGGCGGGCCACCGCCACCGCCACGGACCCACACGCGATCGGCTTCCACATCTCGGCGCTCTGCTCACCGCCGGGCTGGATGCCCTGGTCGGAGATCGCCCGGCTCTGGCTCGCCGCACAGGGCGACGACCGGGCGATCAAGACCTTCCGGAACACCGTGCTGGGCGAGACCTGGCAGGAGGCGGGCGAGGCGCCGGACTGGCAGCGGCTCTACGACCGCCGCGAGCAGTGGCCCGCTGGCACCGTGCCGATGGGCGGGCTGCTGCTGACAGCCGGTGTCGACGTGCAGCGCGACCGCCTCGAGGCGAGTCTCTGGGCCTGGGGCCAGGACCGCCAGTCCTGGTTGGTCGAGCACCGCGTGCTGGCGGGGAACCCGTTCGAGGCCCAGGTCTGGGAGGAGTTGCGGCTGCTGCTCGGCGAGACCTGGCGACATGCCTCCGGCCACCGCCTGCCCATCGCCATGGCGGCGATCGACAGCGGCGACGGCATGACCACGGCCGAGGTCTACGCCTTCGTGCGGCGGGCCGGTGCGGGCCGCGCCATCGCGGTGAAGGGCCAGGACGGGCTGCGCGCCGCAGTCGGCCAGCCAGCCGCGACGGAGGTGCGCCGCAACGGCCGGAAGCTCGGCGGGCTGAAGGTCTGGCCAGTGGGGTCGTCCTTCCTGAAGGCCGAGACCTATGGCTGGCTGAAGCTCGACCGGCCCACGGAGGAGAGCGGCGATCCCTTCCCTGCCGGCTATGTCGACCTGCCGGTCCACGCGGCGGGGGAAGAGTTCTGCCGCCAGCTCACGGCCGAGCAGCTTGTCGCCCGGGCGGGCCGCAACGGCTTCCGCCGGCTGGAATGGGTGAAGACCCGCGAGAGGAACGAGGCGCTGGACTGCCGGGTCTATGCCCGGGCGGCCGCGGCGGCGCTCGGCATGGACGGCTGGGGCGACGGCCGCTGGGCACGGATGGCGGATGCGCTGTCGCTGCCGGCGGCCGAACTTCCAACCAACGGGAATGTCGCTCCGGCGTCGCCCGCGCAGGCGGCACCAGACACCCATCGCCCG